GACAGAGCCCCCCGCGAAGGGGAAGCGCCAAAGGTATCGGTGGGAACGGCAAGGCCGTGGCGGGGCTCGTGTGGCCGTCGAAGATGGCTTCTATCGAGCGATCCCGTTCCGACACGCAACCCCGGGCACGCGCGGGCAGGTGGGCACGCCCATGGGCGACGCCTACCGGGGCAAGCTCGGCAAAGAAGCCGCGGCTCGGCTCGGCAAGGCGGTCTATAGCGCGGCGAAAAAGCAGCTCGGCGAAGCGCCGTCAATCACAACGCCCTATGGCCAGCGTACCAAGTGGGGAGCTCGGCTCGACACAAGCGATATCGTCTACAAGCGCAAGCCCGTCAACGTGCCCAAGCTCAAGAGCTATCACACGACGGACATATACGCGGGCATGTACCGCATGCAAAAGGAGTACGAGAAGGCCACGCAGGGCTACTATCAGACCTTCCGCATGATTTCCGTTGACGGGTCGGGGCAGCTCGTAGGCGCCAAGGGCAAGCCGAAGCACGCCGACTCGTGGGTTATCCCCGCAAAAGAAGGCAAGTTCATTGCAAGCCGCGTGGCCAAGTACGTTGAGCAGATCACGGCCGACGCCTTCGCGGCATACGTGGAGGCGATAGGATGATCCAGCGCATCATTTACGACGTGCTCACGCAGGCTATCGAGCTCGTGAACCAGCAACCCGAGATCTTGGAAGATCTCTTCGAGGAAAACTACAGCCTAACGCGTGCCGAGGTGGACGGTATCAAGCAATTTTTCCGGGAGCAGACGCCCCGCGTGATCCACGGGTGGGCACGGTCGGATAGCGAGTTTCCGCTCTATTCGATTGTCCTGCAACGCGAGGGGGAAACCGACACGGTACTAGGCGACGACGCGGGCACCGTCGACACTCCCGGTGATCCAGACTTCGGAGCGGATTGCTACACGGCGCTTTGGGAGCACACCTACGACGTGATGTGCTTCGCGGAGCACCCCGACAGCGTGCAGTATATGTACGAGGTAGCGAAAGCCGCCTTCTACGCTACAGCGCAAGGTTTCATTTCGGAGGGGATCTTTGACCTGCACCTATCAGGCGGGGACGTAGGACCCGATCCGCGATACGTTCCCGAGCACCTTTTCTTGCGAAGGCTCACGCTCACTTGTCAGCGTGAGTTTTTGCGCACGGACAAGCGCTCCAAGTTTGCCAAGGCGTTCCGCGTGGCAGGCATTCACGTGGTTGGAGAAGGCGCACCGGGCGAAGAGCTCGGAGGCGTTACAGGGAAAGTTACACCGTATATCGAGGGGGCCGACAATGGTTCGACGTGACCACGGGCAAGATGTGCCCGAATTGAAACCGGCAATGGATCTCGGCAAAGAAGAAGCCCCGAAGGCGGTCGAGATTCAGCCAGAACAAAAACCAACGGAAATGGAGCTGAAGGTACCAAAGGGGGCTATGACGCCGCCCCCCGCTGCCCCGCCCCAGTCGCCGCCAGTGCACGAGCCGCCACCTACCCGGGTGCGGTACGCCGTGTGGGCGCGGCTCAGTGGCATCAAGTGGGACAAGCTAGCGGGGTTTCGATACCTCGTGAAGAAAGCAAAACTCGGCCCGCTGACCGTCCCCGAGTGGTGGGCAGAATGGGCGAAATACCAGAAACGGCCGGTAGGCTGAGAGGAGCGAAAACGTTATGGCGACTTCAATTTTCTTTAATGGAAGGTTGATCAGCGTCCCCGGAAGTTACAGCGAAGTCGATGCTTCTGGGCTCGAGCAAGTGGGCCTCGGGGCAGCCGGTATCATTGGCGTGCTCGGCACCGCGGTGGGTGGACGCCCGGTGACAGCGATCACCAAGCTTGATGACTTCATTCGGATCAACAAGCCCGAGCTCGGACGGCGCACGTTCCGCTCGGGTGATCTGCGTGAGTCAATTGACATGCTTTTTGCCCCGGCCAAAGACCCTGACATCCCGGGCGGCGCAGTCGAAGTGATTGCGATGAAAGTCAATCCGGCGACGCAGAGCGCGGCTACGTTTCCCAACGTGCAAGGCGACGCAATGGAGGTGACGAGCCGCAATTGGGGAGCTTTCACGGAGCAAGTCAACGTCGATATCCAAGACGGCACGACGCAAGGCAAGCTTCTAACCGTGACGTTCGAGGATATCGTTGAAACGGTCGACGACTTGGGCGGCGATGCGATCTTCAATCTGAAGTATGTTGCCCCCGACGCTGGCGGCTGGGAAACCATGACCGCGCAAGTGGCCGCGGGCGGCATTGTGAAGGCTACTGGCGGACGCACTGATCTCGGCCTTGACGGCGACGTTACGGGATTGTTGGCTCAAGGGGCTGTGCGTGTGAAAAGCGCCAGTGCGGCCGACGTGGGCATTAACGTTGTGATCTACGGTTTGAATGCCTCGGGCAATCCGGTTTCCGAGACGTTGACGCTCAACGGCACTGCGGACGTGAACGGTTCACAGATCTTCGGCGCGGGCGACGTGCTTGGCGCCAAGGTGCTCGGCACCACGGCGGGCGCAATCACTGTCAGCGATCAAGTGACGCCAACAACGATTATGACGATTGCGCTCGGCACGAATCAGAGCAAGGGCCTTGTGCAATGCGCGGCTATGTATGTAGGCAACACGACGCTTTCGCTTGTCGCGGACGCGGCCACCACGAAGGCAGTTATCGTTGTGGGAACGTCCCCGACTGGGGCGGTGCAGCTTGCCAAGTTTACTCTCAATGGGACAACGCCGGTTGTCGGCGTGGCCAGCTTCGCCAGTATCACAGCGCTTGTGCTTGGCGACTTGGAGGCCGCACGCACGCTCACCGTGTCAGCGGTTGCGGCTCAGAGCACGCCGGCAATCCACACGACGATTCAGCAAGTGGCTGATTACTTTAACGCGCGCCAGATCACGCAGACCACGACGCGCGGCTTCATTCTCGATATCGCCACGGCAGATCTGGGCTTCTTGGCGGCAAGCCTTGACGTGTCGGTTGCAGCGGTCAACGCGTTCAGCCCTGCGAATCCGGGCTTCAACGCGGATTTGTATGCAATGGTGAATTGGCTCAACACGAACAGCGAGCTTGTGTCAGCGGCCGTTGCTTCGGGAGCCACGGGGGGAGCTCCGAGCAACACGGTTTCTCCGGTGTTCCTGCAAGGGGGCGTCGAAGGGACCGCGACAAGCACGGAGTATCAGAGCGCACTCGACTGGCTTAAGCGGGTACGCTGCAACACGATAGTGCCGCTCACCGGCGATCCCGCAATCCACGCGTTGTGCGACGCGCACGCGGCCTACATGGGCGGCGTGGGCCGCAACGAGCGCGACGTGGTGGTGGGCTTGCAAAACGCTGGCCTAACCGACGCGCCGACAAAGAGCGAAGCGAAGACGCAGATCGTTGATCTCAATTCGCGGCACGTGCGCGCGGTGGCGCAAGCGATCGAGCGCTTCAACACGAGCGGTGTGCGGCAGGAGTTTCAACCACCGTTTCTTGCATGCATTGTCGCTGGCATGCAGGCGGGTAGCGACGTGGGCGAGCCGCTCACGTACAAATTTACGAACACCTTGGCATTTCGCCAGGACACGTCCTGGAATCCCACCGACGACGCCGAAGAGCTCGTGCAAGCCGGCTTGCTGTTTCTCGAGAATGTTGAGGGGCAGGGGCGGCGCGTGGTCCGCAATATCACCACGCACCGGACCAGCAACAACCTGGCGTTTATCGAGGGAAGCGTCAACGAAGCGGTCAACTTCAGTGTCTACAACTTCCGCACCAACATGGAGTTTGCGGTCGGTGCAAAGGGTTTCCAAGGCACCGTGAACGCAGGCAAGTCGGTTGCGCTCAACACGCTTGGCTTGCTTGTCGACTCCGCGATCCTAGTGGCCTATCGCTCGCTCGCGGTGGAGCTCATTGTCGATACGATGGAAGTCGAAGCGGAAATCGCTCCGGTGCTTCCGATCAACTTCGTGAAAAACACACTGCACCTAGTGACCATACGGCAAAGCGCCGCATAGCGCGGGCACGCCGACACGCGGGGGCGGGGGCTCCCGCGCGTGAGTTCAAACCAAAGGCCGATAGGGGGGGAAACCGATGGCCGAAAAAGGCAGACTCTTTACAGGCGCGCGTGCCCGATTCTCGATCGATGGCGTGAAAGTCGGGTATGCACGCAATGTGAACGTTTCCGAAGCGATCACCTATGAGGCAGTAAATGTGATCGATAACGTCGAGGTGGAGGAGTACGTTCCGCTCGGCTATGAAGTCACATTCACGGCCTCGAAGTTCCGTATTGTTGGCGTGACGCTCAAAAACAAGGGATGGTTTCCGAGTATCGGGGCCAACACCGAAGAGCACCTAACCAACATCTTGCAGACGGGCGACCTCGTGGCGACGATCGAGGACACTGCAACCAGCAGTCTCTTCGCCACGCTCGAGCAAGTCAAAGTCGCGTCCCACAATTGGACGATCGACGCCCGCGGTATCGTGGGCGAAGATATCACGTTCAACGCGATCAGACTCAAAGACGAGAGCGAAGTCTAAGACGATCCCGTGAGCGTTGTGGCTCCCGTCCCCGGGGGGACCGGCACCGGCTAGCCGGTCCCCCCAACCTATCGCCCGGTTTAGCTCGTGACTCCAAGGGCCAAACTCTGCGATCTTGGAGCTCGAAACCTATAGCCGGGAAAGGGCACCATGGGACAGCCACAACCGAAGATGACGAGCGCAGAGCTCGCAAAGCGTTTGACCCCCACGCACCTTGAGCAAGCCACGGCCGGGAGTATCAAAGAGGCCATCGAGCAAGAGACGCAGGGCCCCCCGCCCCAGTCGCCCGAAGATGAGGCGAAAGCCGATCCGCGAGCTCGCAATCCCTACACCTTCAACTTCAAGTGGACGGACGCACGGGGCAAGCTCTGGGAAGGCCGATTTGTCACGCACATGCCCACGCCCCTCGATCTGATACGCGCGGGCATTATGCAGGCTCGCCTATTGGGCAACGCCCCCAAAGACAGCGTGGACGCGTATACGGATGAGATCGCTTTCATGATCTCGCGGCTTTCGTTCACGCTCGAAGAGCGGCCGGAATGGTTCATCGATCCGCTCGGCATGACGGACGCGATCCCCCTGATTCAAGCCGTGTACGAGGAGGTTGCCTCATTCGAGGCGTTCTTTCGGGTGCATGGATCGCTTGAAGGCAAGAGCTCGTGAGAATCTCGCAGACGGCAATGAGCGGATTAGGCGGTGGTGGTGCAAGAAATATGACCGGCCACCTAACGACCCGCTGTTTCTCGAGCGCTCCTATGCTGAGTGGTCGGTTGAGATGATCGAAGACCTGATCGAGCGGCGCGAGGAGATCGAGCAACAGATCGAAGAAGGTAGCATGAGAATGGCTCAAGGCGAGCCGATGTTACGCCGAATAGCAGAGGCACTTGGCGAAGAGCCGATGAGCAGCGATCCGCTCTTTGATCAATGGGAACGTGATCTCGAGGAAGGGCGTACGCCCGATTTGGAGGCTCGGTAACTATGGTGGAAAAACGCGTCGACATCAAAATCGGAGCAAGCACCGAGGGCTTTGACAAGGTACAGAGCGACGCGGAAAAGCTCACGCAGGGCGCTGCGAAGGCGGCTGCGGAGCAAGCCAAGGGCTACCAGCAAGCGCAGCAAGACGCCGCGAAGGTTTCGGCGTCGGTCAACAAGGCCATTGATCAGCAGAAGACAGGTATGGCTTCGGTGCAGAAAGGCACCGAAGCCTACCAAACCGAAGTGCGCTCGCTTGGCAGCCGTCTCGAAGATCTCAAGACGCAACAGCAAGCCACCGTGCGGGCCATGCTGGACGTGGATAAGGCCACGCCCGCTTGGGAAACGCTCAAG